CTTCTATTTGTGTTAAGCCCGAATCAAATCTAGTTAAAAGTTCAGTTTGATTTTCTAAAAGCTCACCTAACTTAATATTTAATGCTGCATCTATATTTCCCATTTTATAATCCTTCTTCTATTGTTTTTAATTCTTTAAGTGTTGAAGCATTCTCTATTGATAACTCCAAATCTTTAACCGTTTCTCTTTCATTATTAATAAAAGCCCACATTTCATCTTTATCCTCTTGAGTATAACCTTGTAGTTCATTTATATTATTTTGTTTGTAAAGAGGATATACAGCAGAGATGAACTCACCTGTTTTCTTATTTATAAATTCTAAAATCCTTTTTTTTGTAAAATCTAAAGTTTCTGAATTTGTTCTAATTTCTTCTAAAGAACAATCAATTAAATTGTTTTCATTTGCTTCTTTCCAAACAGAGATTTTTTCATCTGTTGCATCAATAACAAATGCTCTTCTACCATCTTTTAAAAAATGAGATTCAAACTCATCTTCATTCAAATTAAACATAGCAATAGATGCTATAACACCAATAAAACATTTCATTTTTTCTATCCTTATTTTTCAAAATTTATGGTAGTAGTAAAACTACCACTATCTAATCTATGAGTAACAGAGGTTATCCCATATTCACCATCATCTGTAGAACCCGTAAGAAGTAAAACTCCTCCTGCAAAAACAACCTTAAAGGGAATAGTTATTTCACCTTTTATTGTTCCTGTATTTACTCTATCTAATGCAGCAAGTGCTAATCTCTTAGCCTCTTCATCATCTTTACAACATCTTTCTATTTTTAGCTGTGGCATACCTTCTAATACTTCCACCTCCTTATCTTTGTTCGCTTTAGTATCTCTATAAATAACTTTTGCACTTTCATATTTTGTTTTGTTTGAATGTGTAATGCTCACATCAATAGCATCCTTGTAGGAAATTGTATATTTTATTTTTTCTTGCTTTTTAGAAACACATACTAAACTGTTATCTTTTATTGAAAATATCAATTGGTTATCAGCTGCTATTTTTTGTAAAAAAGCCAAGTCGCTTTGGTCGTGCTGTGCAATATAAGATATGTTTATATCAACATCACAAACGGGCTTTAAAAGATGCTCACTAGCTATTGTTTCGATAATATTTTTTAAAGTAGTTTCTATAAATTCTCTACTTTTTTTAACTTTTAACTCACTTCCAAAATCAACACCTGTTGCAGTTATTTGCATACTCTCTTTATTTGTTATAGTGCTAGTTTGAACTTTAAAAGAGCCTAGATAAGTAAGGTTTAAATCTTCATAGCCTAAGTAAACCTTTAATTCATCACCAAATTTTGGTCTTTTATAAACAGATGCAATATTTAATGTTAATTCATCAGCAATATTTCCATCTTCATCTTTTAGTTCCAAACTAATTAAGTCTTTTTTTAAAGTACTCGTTATGTTTTGACCTTGTGCAATAATTGTAAAATCTGGCTTTAATTCCATAGCGCCTTAACCTCTTCATTTTCTTTTTTTACATAAGGTGGTAGATAAACAATATCTCCACTATTTAATATTTCTTTTTGTAGTAAATGTGGATTAGCCTTTAAAACCTCTTCAAAATTTTCCAATGTTTCATAAGTTTTAAAAACTACAATATCTAATCTATCACCATCTAAAGCAATGTATTTGTTTAAATTACTCATAGTAAACCTCTATAGTAAATTTAACATCTTGCTTTAGTGGAGTGCTTCCACCCTTTCCAAAATAACTCTTAACTACTTCCATATTTGATACTACAACTCTAAAAGCTTCACCATTTGAAAAAACCAACCAAACGGGCTTTTTCATCTTTAATCTTTGCTCAACAGCTTTAGTGTAAAAGCTATTTTTATTGTAATAGGTAGCTTCAAAATTAAAAAACTCACTAAATTCCTCGACACTTTGGTGCTTTGGATTATTAGCTACTCTTTTTTGACTCACAAAAGGCAAAGAAATAGTTTTTTGAAAACTTTCCATATCTTTTATATCTATAATAAAAGAATCTAACATGCAAATCATGCAACATCCTTAAAGGTTCTATTCATATTAGACCGCTCTTTTTCTTTTAGTGCCACATCAACAGCCTTTTTAATATCTTGTTCTAGGGCTTTAACCTGTTCTTTTGTTTGAACAGTAGGATTATTTATATTAACTACAACTGTAGAACTTTCACTTTTTTTATTATTTGAAGTGTTGTTGGTGTAGTTCGTGTTGCTTGTCTTGTAGTTTGAATTATTAACGCTATTTTCAAGAGCTTGTGTATAACCAGTTCCTAAAGCAACTGTCTTAACACCATCCCCTGCATTTTTTAATATTTCTGTATTTTTTACTTCTTTTTTTACCTCTGTTTTATCTTCACTTTTCTTGTCACTTCCAAAAGTAAAAAAGTCTTTTACATTAGCACCCATGTTTTTTAATTTTTCAATCCCATTAAGTACAAAATCAAATTTTGCACTAAACCAGTCAAACACTCCACTCCAAGCATTCTTTATTATTTCTAACGGTGAAAATGAAAATATATTTTTAATCACATTTAAACCATCATCAAATAAACCTCTGATTCCATCCCAAAAACCTGAAAAAAAACCTTTTATTGGTTCGAAAGAATTAAAAACTAATCCAAGTGGTGAAAATGAAAATATATTTTTAATCACATTTAAACCATCGTTAAAAAAGCCTTTAATTCCAATCCAAAGATTTGAGAAAAAACCTTTTATTGGTTCCCAATAGGTATAAATAAGAGTCGCACCCATTACAATAGCACCAATAGCTAAACCAATTGGATTAGCCATTAATGCACGACCTAACCATAATGCTGAAGTACCAGCCAACTTTAAAGCACTTCCAAGAGCTAAATAACTAACTTTTAAAACTGATAAGATTATAGGATAGCCCATAAGAACACCCTTAGTAGTTAAAAAAGCCATAGAGAATAAAGTTTTTGTAACTGTTGCAAGCTTTGTAACTGCAACAAGAGCAAACATTCCAACCACAGCACCACTTATAGATGAACTTAAAATAGGAAATTCTGTAGCAAACCCACCAATTAAATTACTTAAATATGTCACTGGTTTAAGAACTGAGTTTATTGCTGGTAACAAAAGTGAACCAAAATTTATAGAAATGGTGCTTATACTGTTTGAAAGTAATTTTAAACTGTTTGAAGTTGTTTCACTTCTTGATTGAAATTCTCTTTGCATACTTCCAGCATATTTAGAACTATCAGCTGTTAAATTTAAAGCCTTATTATAATTCTCAAGCCCACCAACCAATAAAGCCATATCATCGCTATACTCTGCACCAAACAAATCAGACAAAACACCCATTTGTTCAGTCTTATCAAGTTTCTCAAGCGTTTTTAAAAAATTAACTAATGCCCCTTGAGCATCCTTATCTACAGAATTTTTAAGCTCTGTAGCATCTAAACCAATACCTCTTAAAGCTTCTCTAAACTTATCACCTTGTTTATCAGCAGTTTTTAATTTTAATAGCAATGAATTTATTGCAGTCGCAGCAACTTCAGGCGGTTTTCCTAGTGCAATAAAAGCACTACTTAAAGCTCCTGCTTGAGTTGCAGTTAAGCCAAAAACCTTAGCAATACCTCCAACTCGCCCCAGTGTATCAACTATTTGAGAAGCCTTAGCAGCTGAATTATCACTTAGGTGATTTATGCTATCTCCCAATCCTTGAACTTCTTTCATGCTAAGACCGTAAACATTCATTAGTTTAGCAATACTATCACCTGCTTCACTTGCACTCATATCAAATGCTGTACTCATTTTTGCAACTGTAGTTGTAAAGTCTAAAAGATTTTCTTTTGCAATACCTAATTGTCCACCACTTGCAGTAATTTGGGCTAGTTCATTTGCACTAAGTGGAATAATTTTTGTTAAACCTAAAAGTTCTTTACTGAAATTTGAAAAATCAAGCTTATCAGTAAAATCAACCACTTTTTTAACATCCGCCATAGAACTTTCAAACTCTATAGCACCTCTAATTGGAACACTTAGAGCATAGCCTGTTCCAAGTACTGCTAAAAGAGAATTCTTTTGTGCAATTAAATCTTCTTTTTTTGATTCAAGTGCAATTCGAATTTTTGCACTCTTTCTTAAAGCTAAAAGTTGTTGATTTATAGAAGATATAGCGGCTGCATTTTTTGGGTCATTTTGTGCTTTAAGTATAAGCTTATCTTTATTAAGTGATTTGATTTTGTCTTGATATTTAGTTAAACTACTATCAACATTTTTTAAAGATGAGCCAAAAGATGATGAAACAATTCCACCAATTACAACACCTAAAGCAATTTGTGAAGCCGACATATACTCTCCTTTCTCTTTTTATTTTATTAATTCTAAATTTACTTTGGGCAACACAAGAAAACTATAATTTAGCTTTTTGTTTGCCTTTCTCTTTTTTCTTTCTTTTACCTATTTGCCTCAAGCTCTTGAGCTATTTTTATAAATTCTAAAAATTCTTTTGTTGTAAATTCCAAAGAATCAAGAAATGAAAAGCCAAGAACCGAACTAATTAGTGCAACACTTTCTAAAGAGCTGAACCAATCTACAACAAAAAACTATTTAGCTTATCTTGTAAGATTTTGTAATCTTTAAAAGATAACTCATCTAATTCACCAGGTGTTAAACCTGTTAAATTTGAAATTAAATTAAACTCTTTTTCTGCATCATCTTTTATAGTACTTAATGCTCTAATATCTTTTACTTTTGGCTCTCTCATACTATTCGCGTAATCTTCTATATTAATACTCATTTTTATCTCCTAAAATTATCCAACTAAAAAGTCTCTTTGACTTTGCCAAAGGTCTTCACCATTTATCTCACAAACTAAATTATCAACATCAATTAACACTAATGTTTGCCCATCTTTTTCGTATTTAAAAAAATCAACATTCAAACTTAATACACTCTTCTCTTCAGAACCAATGTCACCGTTAGGAAATTCAAAAACATCAACACTCCCTTTTAGTGTTACAGTTGTTTGTGAATCCGTAGCGTTTTTATTACTATTTTTCTTAACCCAAAAAGTAGATTTTTGTTTTTGTCTTTTTGAAATTGCTTCAAAGTAAACTTTGTTTACTTCATTTAGTTCAAATTTTGCTTCCATCTTTTTTAAAACAGTTGTAGTAATGTTATGTACTGCTACACCGCTTTTTGCTTCAAAAGTTTCAAACTCAATCTTTGGTAGTTCAACTTTTGCAGTATTTGAAATAAATCCTAAACCTTCAATGAAAACAGATGCACTATTTAAAACTTCACTTTTTCTAATCATTTTCTATCCTTTTACGAAATAAGTTTGATAAGTACATCACCGTATCTATCAACATAACTGAAATTAACCTCTAATCTTTTTACAATAGGCATATTTTGCATCTCAGCAACCAAATAAAATTTACCTGCTGTAATATTTGCCTTAGTATTTCTTTCAGGGTCCCAATAAACATTAAAACCTAAAAGTACTTTCGCACCTTTTAGAGCTAATAACATCTGCTCGACACTATCTCGTACAGATTTTAAAATATCTGCTCTTCTATCAATTGCCCAAAATAAACCATCTAAAGCAGCTTCACTAACTCTATCAAAAACTCTTACTCTTGTATGGTCTTGCCAAATAGGGTCAATATCAGTAGTTTCTCCACCCCAAATTCTAAAACCGTTATATCTAATAACAGTACCTATACCTTTAGTTCTTAATCTGTCTGCTTCACAATCTTGACCTGCATTGAACTCAATATCTCTTTTTGTTCCTGAAATACCATTTATAACTCTATTTGAGTGGGAATCAGCAAAACCATATTCGTGTTGTGCATCAGTCCAAGCAATCAAGCCAGCTCTTCTTGCGCTTAAAGGCTGAAAGACTTCCGAATCTGTAAAGGTATCCCAAACTTTCACATAAGGGTCACATAATAAAACTCTATTTGTACCAAAGCTTCCTACTGCTAAAACTGCTGCGCTTTCATCATCTGCATTTAAATCAACCAAAGCCATTCCTAAAAGTCTTTGTGCAACACTTGTCATTTCAGTTGCAACATCTAAATCGTGAGAAAATCTAAGAGCCACTATTAAATTTGGTTTATATCCAACAGTTCCAGCTACACCTTTTAGTCTTCCTACTGCTGCTATAATTTTTGATTTCAAAGTTAAATCATCGTAAAAATTCTCAGGTACTTTGCCACTATGAGTTGTTTCTAGTTCAACAGCAATAACAATCAAAGGACCTGTTACATTTTGGTCTGCAACCCCATCTAGGGATTCTCTTAATGTTCCCTCAAGCTCTCCAAAAAATTCATTTGCTTTATCAGCACTTCCAAAAAACAATGGAATTCCTGCTTTGATTTTTTCATAAATCACAATATGCTCTTCACTCATACCCACCGTATTAGCTGGTAAAAGAACCGTTCCAACCAAACCTATTGGTGTACTTGAATTTATTCTTATTGGTCTTGCAGCATTAACACTTGTAACTGTGTTTACTCCATATTGACTAGCCATTTGTTATAACCCCTCTTTCTATTAATATGTTTGTAAGCTCTGTTATAGCTCTTGCATTAGCCATAATGCTAAGATTTTGAAAATCTATACTATACTCAAGCTCACTTGTCGTAACGAAATCATGCACTTTAAACACAACTTCACCTGCACTTCCAAGTACTGCTACTTTAAAAGTAAAACTACCACCAACTCCTGCAATTTTTGCAACCTTTGGAGTTTTTGCTATACTAACTACCTTTTTTGTTCCACTATCATAAATAAGAGCTATTCCAAATATATACTTTCCATAGTCAATATCGTAAGGTAAAGCCAAATGAAAAGTAAGAACTCCATTTTCATCATAAACCGCACTTTCTATATCAAGTTCTGCAAAAATATAAGGTTGCAAACTAGAATAAGTAGCGTTTGAATTTGATACTAAATTATCAATAGTTGTATTTGTAAAGCTTGTTGCTCCTATTAGTGCAAATTTCTTTACACCAACTCTTAAATCACTGTTAAGTATATTTATACCCTCAGTTGTAGGCTGTGCTGTTATAGCCGCCATAATAATCCTCCTTGTTTATAAAATCCACTTTTTAAATCTTCTAAATTTGCTGATGTGTTAAAATTAAGTCTAAAGCTACAACCACTTTTTAAATGTATCTCTGCGTTAAATTCTTGTTGGATTAAAGATTTACTATCTATATCCAAGCCAAATACACACGCGCTATTTAACTTTATTTCAGTTTGCAACAATGGAAGATTTATGATTATATTTCTTAATTTACTTCTTACATTTTTGTATTTATTTGCAAGAGTTTTTATCTTATTTAGTTTTTCAGCACTAACATCATTTTTTAGTTCAACACTAAAATCAAATTCATAGTTACCAATTTGGTCATCAAGAACAACATCATTAAAAAAAATACTCATCACTTTTTTTAAGACATAAACAGTACCTGCATACTTCTGTAACTCAATGAATAGAGACAATAATTCTCTTGCTTCACTTTCTGTTAAACCTACAATATCAATATCTAAAATTATGCTAAGAAGTTTTAAGTATTTTTTCTCAACATAAAGTGGATGCACTATTAAATTTAATTGATTAAGATAATCTATTCTTTTACCAAAGTACTCATCTAATTTGTGTAATTCTTTTGACTCATTTAAAGGTAGTAAACTCATACTAATTCCTCAAAAGAAATGTTTATATTCTCAATTTCGATAACTTGCATTGGTAAAATATTCGTATCAATAAAATCACTACTCACTCTATGAACTCCATCAATATGCGCCAAGCTAATAACTTTTGAATTAGTTAGATTTTCGTGAATTTTAAAAATCAAAGAATCGTAAGCTTTTTTTATATTAGTTTCAATTGCTACCAAATCAGTTCCTGAATAAACAGTTACATTGATAGATATATCTAGTTTTAATATTTCTGCCTTGCTAACATTTACAACATCAGTTAATGGCTTTACTTCATCTTTGTACAAATGGTTTAAAATAGCAGTAGTTAAATCTTCATCACTATGATAAATAATTTCAACCACACCAGATATTGAACTATAGATTTTAATATCATCGATATTTGTGCTAACTTCTCTTATTGCTCTTTTGTATGCTGAATCACTTCCTGCGGTGTTGTTCGTGTCGTCGGTGTTTATTATTGCAAATGCATCTCTAATAGCTTGATTAATTCTAGCTCTTAGTTTCATTTCTCTATAAACAAAAGCTTCAACAATCAAAGAGAAACTATCGCTTTCAATAAAAGTTAAATCATTGTTAAACTCGTTTTTAATATCTGTTTGAATTTCTTTTTTTATAGTTTGATAGTCAAACTCTTCTATTAACTTTTCTATTTCCATAATCTTTCCAACTTCACGATTTCATTTGTATCAACGACTAAATATTCAATAGTGTATTTAACTTTTTCACCAGCTAATACAGGATTAACAGTCTGTATTTTTACTCTTTTCTCCCATGTACTTATTGCTTCAAAAACATATTTAATAAAAAGCAAATTCCACATATCATCAATCTTTCTATCAATCAACAAATATAGTTCACTACCGAAAGTAGGCTCCATTACCCTAGAGCCTAAAGGCGTTTCTAAAATCCTAGTAATAGATTTTTCAATATCTGTTAAATACATTAATCACCTATCAAAACAGTTGAAGAGCCAGTTGCAGGGTGACCGCAAGTTGCTAAATCACCAGCTTTACAAACTCTAATATTATTTATAAAAACATTTGCAGTACTAGCTATCATAGTAGGACCTGCATGTTCTCCTACTCCATGACCTTGTACAGGGTCATTATCAACAATAACCAAATTACCATCAACAAAAACAAAATCTTGAGTAGGAATTAAATCTCCACCTGCTGTATCGTTGTCTCTACAAATCCCTTTCATAAAAACCTCAATTCTTTAAAATGCTCAACTTAGGTACTTTAATAGTTGTAGTGTCTCCACTTGCAATATCAATAGAACCTGCGACATCAAATTTTAGATTACCACCTGCTTTAATAGTTATGTCTCCAACTGCATCAATAAGTAAAAGCTTTGAAGATGTATCATAAGAAAATCTAGTACCATCTTCATACTCTACAACTTCACATGTATCAGATGCACCCTGTGGTTCTTTGCAATCAGAGTTAAAAACACCCCTTATAACTAAACCATAGCTAGGGTCCCCAAAAGGTGAAATGATTGTAACCTGCTCACCAACTCTTATAGGCTCCCATTTTCGCTTAAAAGAGTTAGCAAACATGATTATTGGTAAAAAATCGCTTATTCTTGAACTTACTTTTATTTTCGCTAGTGCTTTATGTTCACTGTGAATTTCTACAATAGTTCCAACTTTTGCGATATTTTCCCAAGATTGCATTATTTACCTTTTTTCTTTTCTTCTTGTTTTACTTCAGGCTCTGTTTGTTCACCTGGTGTATCTTCTTGTTTTACTTCAGGCTCTGTTTGTTCACCTAATGTATCTTCATTGATTTCCTCAATAAAACCAGCTTTAATATATGGCTTTGCAACCTTTTCATTTAATTCAATCTCTTGACCAATTTTCACAACCATACCAGCAATAATTGCTATTCTTAGAGATTTATATCTCATGATTATCCTTTAAATTTATTTTTATAGTAAACTCTAAAGCAACTATATATAACGAGCTATTTTCAAAGCTCACCCCTTTACTTCCTTTAAAATCTATATCAAATACAGAGTTTAAACCTAGCTCACGCATTTCATCAACTTTTTTTATAACACCATTTTCTTGAGTGTAAGTGTTTGCAGCAATAGCTACAGTGAAACTCAACACATCAATAACTTTGTTTTCAGGTTTACTTCCATTGTAAAAAATAAAAGTACCGTTTTGATTAATCTTTCCACCATCACTTATTACTATTGCTTCAGTAAAAGTACTTTCTATGGCTTTAAACGCTTCTAAATATCCCATATAGATTCCCTTTTTCCATAGCCAACACTATAGTTATTAACTTCATTTGACTCACTCACACTAATCTTAGATGCTCTGTTCAATATGCTTAAAATGTTTTTTTGCTCGTACTCTGTTAGCTCTATCTTCAAATTTTCTTTAATTCTAAGAAGAGCTAAATCAAGCAATAGTGTTTGAGGAATTGGTTTATTATCTATCAAATCATTTGCCTCAGCAAGACTTAAAATCACAATATCTTCTGTAACTTCTTGCGGATTTAAAAGTACACGCTGCGCTTTTTCTAATAGTTTTATTTCCAATTCATTCATGTTTTAACCTTTAAGCAGCTGTTCCGCTAAATCTATAAGCTAATTGCCACAATCCATAACCAGCGTTCATAAAGCTTTTAACACCAAACAATGCATGGTCTTTCATAAATTTATCATCATTTGAAGCTTCAAACAATCCATCTTTTGCAACTTGTAAAATAAAAGGTCTTAGCGGTTTTGCAACATCAAGCATAAACCATTCATCACCAGTTATTTCTGGTAAGATTAAATAATCCATCATTTTGTATGTAGTATTTGTTTCACCACCTGCTTTGTACTCTTTTTGTAAAGCTGTAATAACATTAGATAAATTTGAAGGTCCGCAAACTATCAAGTTAGGATTTACTCTTAAAGTTTTACCGCTTGAATTTTTAATACCTTGCATAAATGTACGACCTGCAATGATATTCTCACTATTAAGAACACCTATACTCATATTTGCATAAGTATCAGTTCCAATAATATGGTCGTTTGCAAAAAATGGTTTTCCATCATAACAAAGCCCTGTAGTTCCAGCAACTAACACATCACCAACTAATTCACTTCCAAACAATTTAGCATTAATAGCCATTTGCTCAATAGCTGGTTTATAAAGTCCAACTTTGTCATACTCAATATGAATATTTGGAACTGTAACAGATGCTTCAAAAAGTTTGTTTTCAAGTGCATATCCAAAATCAGTAAGAGCTTTAACATCTCTTTCACCTATCCATTCTTTCATATTTGGGAAATTACCCAACCAAGTATATTTCTCACTTAAATCATTTGATTTAACCTCAGTTGCTAATCTCTTCGCTTTACTGTTTGTGTCATTGAATGTTTTTTGAAATATAGTTTTAAAACCTATACTCGTTTCTTCAAAATGTGCCATTAAGACTCCTTATTTTTTAAATATTCTTCATGTGAAAGACCAAGTAAATCTGCAACTTTTTTATCATTTTCACTCAAAGTAACTTTTTTATCATTTTCCTCCAGGTTTGTTTTACCTGCAAGTAAAGTAATCTTTTTATTCATCTCTTTTATAGCAGCTGTAATAACTTCTATATCATTTGATGAATTTTCTTCTTTTTTTGCTTCATCAGTTTTTGTTTCATCTTTAGGTTTTAAATCTTTAATTTCGTTTCTTAAAGCTTTAATATCATTACTTAACTCTTCTAGCTCTTCCAATTTTCTTTCCTTTTTTGTTTTTTCATTTAACTCTTTGTTTAATAGATTTGGTCTATTAACTAATCCGACACTATCAAGACCAACCACAAAACCATTTTCTCCCATTATGTAAACAGGTGATAAATATCTATAAGCTCTATTATCTATAAGCTCTTGACCTTTATTGTTTAATTCCAAAGAAGCGTATAGTCCATCTTCTTTTACTTCAAAGCTAGTTTTTTCAAACCATCCTACAGCTTCATCAAAGCCATGATTAATATCTAGTGGAATATGTAAATCAGCCATCAATATATTCTTAAGTAAAGATTCACCATCTATCTTAAAAGCTCTTCCATCTAATCCAATAACTTCACCTACAGGTGATACTTTTATTTTTTCACCTT